TCAATAAAACCCTGAGGACGACCTACGCCATCAAATGCTTTACGAGGCTTACTTGCCATAATAATTCTTAGCCATCTTCTCTGTCTTAGCCATAGCACGGCGCTTCGTCATGCTACGGGCAACCTGTTGTTGAACCTTAGGTGACATAGCCTTCTTGGCTGCTTTCTTTACTGGTTGATTAACCAATACAGGTGCACCGTTTTTTATGGCTCTGCTTACAACACTGGTTAGCAGTTTAGCCAAATCGTCACCTTTTCCTGCTGGACGAGCAATGCCATCAAATGCTTTGCGTGGTTTGCTTGACATGATTATGGTTTTCTTTTTGGCTTCTTCGGCATTTGTCGTGGCATTGGTCGTGGCTTTAAACGACCACCACGCCTTGGTGGCATTGACTCTAATTCTTTTGGCATACGCTGCCTAGGGGCAACACGCTTCGGTTCACGCTCATTTGGACGAGTATCAACACCAGCCTTAGGACCCTTGCGTTTTGGTAACATAGCCATTTTTGCGGGTTTGCTTTGCGGCATCAAAAAACCACCCACTGTTTTTAAACCAGCAATTTCTGCTTTACCAATAGTTTTAGCAGCACCTGTAATATTTTTTGCAGCAAAGGAAGCAACGCCAACGGCTTTTTCTAAATTACTTTTTGATTTAGGTTTTGGCTTTAAACGCTGCGGACTGTTCCGACCACCGTATCGTGGTTTTCCGTATCGTGGTTTTGTTTCTCGGTCAAACGGATTCGGCATCTTAGGCATTAGTAACCCTTCTTAACAGACTTACCTTTTGACTTGCTGCCCTTAGGGTAGTTGGATGTTTTGGTGCCAGCCTTCGGCTTGGCATCAGCATGCGAGGACAAAATACGGTACTTAACTGGCATGGTTCTCCTATATTGATTATGTCGGGTGAGGGGCTTTTATCCCCCCACCCAAACAAATTAATTACTTAACTACGCCGCCTGAGTTCATGCGGTAAAGTTGGCATGTTGTGGTTGATGTTACGACAGCAAGGAATGTTGCTGAACAAGCATCAAACACTGTCATATATCCGCCACCTGTAATTGTCCAACCAGTGTTGGTTGTTACGACAATTTCAAAAGCAGACGCAAGGTTCACGATTGTGAACTCAAACGAAGTTCCTACTGCTTCATCCGTCAAAGCAGCAATTACGAGTGCTGCTGTTGGAAGGGTGAATGTTCGGTCTGCTGTTGGTGTTTGCACAAACAATTTGCTATCAATTAGTTGTGCTGCTGTTGGTGTTGCCGCAGCATCACTTAAAGCAACCGCAGTGTACTTTTCTTTTTGTGCTACCCATGTTTCAATACGCTTGCGTGTTACCGCACCGTTTGTATCATTTCCTAATAGTGGCATTGTATTTTCTCCTAGTTTTTGTAGTTGTTAATTAAGCGGTCTTAGCGGTAAGTTTGCCTTGCTTCTTACGGTTACGGACCGTGAGGTTACCGTAGCACATAATCAAAGCGTAGCGTGCATCCAAATCTTCTGGACGAACAAACTCTGTCTGTTGGAACCACTTAGCCGAGTGACCGACAAGTGTGAGATACTTCGTGTTCAAGAAGTACATTACGCCTGCTGTGCAAGACACATCGTACATTACAGGACTAGCCTTGAACAACAGGTTCTGGAAACCAGCATCTGCAGTCTTGGTGTCTGTGTAACGAAGGTTTGGTTGCAACAAAGCCTCATACTTTTCGTACAATGTTTGTGATGTCAAAATCACATCTGGGTGGTCGTTACCAACAGAAATTGTGTTGTAAGCAGTTGCCATTTGAGCAAGAGTCAAAGCAGTTGATGTGTTCTCCTCATATGACGCCCAGTAAGTGTATGTTGATGAGTTGATGTTACCAACAGTGTTACCTGACTCAACAAGGTTACCCAAGCCGTTCCAGTCTTTTGAACTGTTACCAGTTCCATCACCGTAGAACATTGTGTTGAAACCTTCACGCATTGATTCCTCAGCCTGCATGATTTTGGCTTCCAACAAGTTGATAATTTCTTGCTCACCGTTGTTCTTGGCTTCTTCAATACCACTGATTGAGATTGAGCCAGCATATTGCTTCCAATCATATTCAGCAGCCGAGATACCAGTTTGTGGTGTCAATGAAATCGTGTCATAACCTGAGTATGAACCGATTGTGTCGTTTGTTGCATAAACAAGTGGTTCCACAATTTTGGTACCACCATTAAGCATACGGATGCGACCCTTTTCGTTCAACATGTAAGTCAGCGGGCGAGCCGTGAAAATGTTGTCCGTGAGTTGGTCACGATAATTTGCGAGCGTTGTAGTGAGCAGCGCATCAAAGTTGCTATTTGCCATTTTAATTTCTCCTAAAGTTGTTTGTAATGAAAATTATAGTTCTGCACCAAGTTGCCGTTTAGCAGCAGCCCAAGCATCACGAATATTGGTAATAGCCTCAACAGACTCAGTAGTAGTACTCGCAGGGTTAGAACCCCCCGAAACCACAGCAGCCTGACGCTTAGCATCAACAACCGACTTCTCGGTTTGTTGCTTCTTTGCCTCAGCCTGTTTCTGAATGTTTTGTTGTGCCATAATTTTGTCAAACATAAGTTGTTTATATGTTCCCTCTAAATCGGTTGTCCCCATCCGCAAAGCGGTTTGAACTACAAGCGGAACATCAAAATCGCTGTAACGCTGTTGAAGGTTCTGAATTTCCCGCTCAACTTCTTGTTGAGATTGGTAATCTTCAAAAGATGCAACCCGCTTATCCAGTTCACGCATTTTCTGTTCCTGCGGGTCAAGTGATTCAAAATCATCAACCTCGGCAGCAACAGCAGCAGCCTGTGAACGACTAATGTTATAATGCCTAGCAAGTAGGTCAATAGTCGCTTCAGGGTCACGCTCTAAAGCCGTTTGAATCGTTGCGGCATACTGCATTTGATTGCGTTGCTCCGCTAACTCTTGCGTCTTACGAGTGTAATCTGCCTGTCGTTGATAACCAGCAAGCGCTTCCGACAAAGGAACTTGTAATTCCTCACCATCTAATTTGACTCTAACTACATGATTAGCGTAGTTCTCTGTCTCCAAATATGGCATATCAGAAACTTGCGTTTCCATTCCAACATCTTCGGTTGTCCCAGTCAAGGGTTCCATGCTGTCCTGTGTTGCGATTTCATCGCTCATTATGTTTTCTCCAAGAGTCCGTAAAAAATGGTTGCTCTCATCAATAGAAAAGGCTGTTCCCTAAAGGACTGGAGGCTGACCTGTTTCTGCACCAAGTTCTGGTTGAGGAGGTAACGGCATGCCCTGAGGTAACTGCTCAGCACCCATAGCACCCTCAGGTGCGCCCATAGGCGCACCCGCAGGAGCCTGAGCCATGAACTGTTCAGGCGATTTGACACCAAAACCAAACTGCAACACATGTGCAGCAAGTTTCTTCATATCAATCACACCCATGCTGGCAAACGGAGCCATAGCATCAACAAGTTGCAACGCCATCTGACGGCGGAACGACTCATTTTGTGGCTGAGTAGAACCAGCCTCAACCTCATAATCAAACTCGCCCTCAAGATACTCACGGTCATAATTAATCCAAACCTGCTCACCATTCTTAGTAGTGATACGAGCAACCTGCTCACCAGTCATAAACTGTTGAGTCAAAGACACCAACCGTTTAGCAACCTGTGCAACAGCCTGCTCAACAGTAGCCAACTTGTCTGCCGTTCTAGCATTGGCTGCATCTTGAAGCAAAGACGACTCTGTGGCGGTACGGCGAATCTCGGTGGCAGCACCACGCATAAACTCTGACACACCAGAAATACGGTCAATGTCACCAATAATCATATTGGACTGGTTATAGAACTCTGGAGGAGTAATAGTTGCAGGCAAGTTAATTAACACATTACTTAAAGGTTCATCAGTAATAACAGGCACCATAACATTGTCCTCTTGCGACTCTAATGCTGTGCGACCCAACTGGTCAAACGCCGACTCTTTGTATAGATATTTGCGGGCATACCGTTTACGATGATTCATCATCTGTGTACGGGTTTCGTTCAATTCTTTTTGCAACGGCTCAATAGCCTCAAGTTCACCTATTGGATAAAAAGTATCTGGCACATCGTAGTCACGCAACATCACAAACGGATGACCAAACGAATATGGCATACGGGTTGGTTTAACTAAAAACTGTTCGCTGGTTTCACAAAACACCGACATAGTTTTAGTCGTAACATCGTAGTATTCCCAAATTTCTGCGTACCCAGCCTGCGTGTCATAGATTTTGCGGCGGCTCGGGTCGTCCGAGTAGCGGCTAACAGCCATAACTGTTACAGCCTCACGGGCTGCTTTGTTGTACCGTTTATCTGATTTAACTTCGCTTATTGGGCGGCGGATGCGTTGAGCAATCCACCGCATATCAGCCATACTCGTTGCATCGGCATCAACAAATACATCCATTGGGGACACACGCTCAGCAAACGGTGAATCTTCCAAAATGATTGTATTCGTTGTGGACTCCCCACCTTCAATCGGGTCAGAAACATCCTCATCTTGCCCAACGACTTCTTCCTCAACAAAACGGTACCCAACCTTAATCCAGCCATGACCGTACATAATGAAATCTTTGACCGCACGGCGGAACTCTGTTTTGATATCACGATGTCTCCACCAATAGTTCACAACCGCTTCAGCAATAATTGCGTTCGGTGCGTTCTCAGGCTTTACAGCATTAACAACAATTTTAGGATAATTAATGGCAATACTTGGACCAATAACATTGATTGTAGAAAACACCACATTGATAAGCAAACGGTCATCATCGCTATAATGCTCATAATGGCGACCTTTATACAGGTCAGTTAAACGCTTCCAAGTGGCATCGTAGCCATCGTTTTTACGCCACCTCTTAGAGAACTCCAGTTTCTGTTTATATTGTTTAAGATAATCTGCTGATGATTTCCGTGCCATTATTTCCCCTGTCGTCCCTTATGCCATCCAATATGTTCATCTAACTTAGTTCCAACCTTATCCACCTTGGTAGCAACCTGCTTCAACAGGGTTCTAGCCTCAGCATGTTGGCTGCTGTTCTCTGAACGAACCTTACTTAACAACACCACTATCGGACCACCAATAACCGCAACAACGATGGGCACAATAATAGATTCCACATTAAATCCAATTTGTCACAGGTTCCGCATTGATACCATGAATAGCGGCATCAGCAACTTGTTTCCGTTGCCGTTCACGAACCGTAGGACCATGAAAATCCTCTTTGCCGTAAGTGAAACCTAAATTAACGGTTTTGATATGACAACTAAAGCAAACAGCGCCCCGTCTAGGCATTTCGTCAGCAATAAAGTTTTTTTCACAAGATTTACACACGATGTCCATACAAATATGTAACTTCTGTTCCCAAAACTAGCGCAAAGACCGCTCACGCACATTATGTGCCCCCATAGGCACTTTATTAGATGTCTGGTTACTCATCAAATGCTGCTCCCACCACAACAAACTATTCTTAGGCACCTTCGCATCACCCCGATACTCAGGAAGCCACACATACTTCAACATCTGATTACCGATAGCCAAACTGATAGTACGGTCATCATACGGACTACCAGACATCTTCCCATTAGGTTTACGGACATAGGTTTTTAACTCAGCCAAAGTCTTAGAACAATAAACCTCAAGGTCAGCATTTCTTAAAGCACCAGCCAACTCGTCAATAGCCAACGGTTTACTAGAAACCGTTGTACGCCAACCCAAAGTATCCGTAGCCTGAGGCAACACCTTAGATAGACGGCGTTGTTTATAAAGATTACGGTAACCCAACTTTTGGGCAGCCTTAAGAGTTGTCAAACCATGATTATTGGACTCAATACCCAACAACGCAGTGTTATACCACCACGCCATTTGAGCCAACATTTCACCAAAAATATCTGGCTCAACATGTCCATGCCACGCTGCCGCAACATAACCATTAGAAGCATTAATTATGTGAGCAGAACTAAAGTCACCGTGAGCCAAACCTTCAGCGACATCGGCGCCAACCACATAAACAGATTCTGGGTCAGGGAACTCCCAAACATCAAGATTGCCGTTTTCGCTGTTACGAAACTCAACAACATTATTTGAATAAACATGCAAATAGCCGACATCAGGTTCAACAGTTTCCATGCCGCTTAACAAATCTATATCAAATACAGGATTACCTGACTTGATAAACGCTTCCTCTGGGAAGCGTGGATACTCTTGATGCAACTGCCAAGACACCATGTTTTTTTGTTTAATGTCATACCAGCCCTCGTCACGGTCACCAGCAGACCAAGGAAAAAAAATGCCAACAAACTGGTTTGTTTTAGTTTGCGAACCAACCCACAAATTGTGAAAAAAGTTACCAGAACCATTAGCGGTGGACAAACAAATAACACGACCACCAACATCGGCAATAGGTTCAATAGATGCCCACGCTTCCTCAGGGTTCGGCAAGAACGCCATCTCGTCCACAATAACCAAATACACTGACTCACCACGAGCAGGGTCATTACCTGACGGCAAAGACTCAATAGCAGACTCGTTACCCCAAGTCATTTTAAGTTGATGCTCAGTTGTTTGCTTAGGACCTTTTTCTTTCATCCAATACGGCAAAAACTTGTAACCATACTTAGCCTTGGACAGCAACTTCATAGCCTCACGCTCAGTTCTGGACAACATGACAACAAATCTGTCAGACCAAAAATATGTTAGCCAAAACGCATAAGCAGCAGCCAAAGTAGAAAACCCAATCTGACGGGCTTTCAAAACAACAGAATACCTAGACGACAACCAGATACGCACAGACTCTATTTGCGCTTCACGCAAATGAAACAAAATCCTTGCACGCTCAGGATGTTTAATAAACCAATAGTTTTCACAAAAATAAACAAAAGCAGCCAACTGCTCATCAATGCTGGCGTTCTCTGGACCTTTACATAAACGCCATTCTTTCTCGTTTAAAAGTTCAGTTAATTCCATTATTTACCCCAAGGCTGCCAACCATTGTTGTTATGTTCCTTAGAGTATTCAAAAATTGCTAAACCAGCCTGCAAATTGATTTCAGGGTTAAACAATTCAGAACATGAATCCAAAATGCCTTGAGCCTGCAACCAACCCTGTTTATAGTATCTGTTTGGCAAACACCAAAACTGGTTAATTTGCATTAGCCCAGCAGAACCACCATTCGGGTCAAGACTATTAAACACCTTAGGGATGCAACGGGACTCACGCCACATCACATAATCCAACTTAGACAAATCTTTCCTAGACCAACCAACATCTAAAGCATCATCCAACCAATGCCCACATTTACCTACCAGTTCTTTAGAAACAGCATGCAAATGCCCAACTGGGCTAATTAACAGCATGACAAAAACAGTAACAAACCATTTCTTCATAAAACCATCCTAACGGATTATTGTTGAGGTTTATTTCCTACAAACTCTACAACTGCAACAGGAATATCATTTCCCGCAACATAACGGATATGCCAAGGCTCGGATTGAACCTCGTGACTAAAACCAAACCTATCTTCATTATCTAGCAACCATTTCAAAATTTTGCCATTGGCATTAGCAACATCAACAGCCAACCCTAACATATGGCGGCTACAAGTCTTAGGGTCGTCATTCGGTGCAGCCAACGGTGCAAAACCTTTCTTAAGCCACCACTTAACACCATTCCAAGTACGGGTACTAGAATTCGTTACAGGTTCCTTCTGATAGCGTTGCAAAAAACCAGCCTTCTGCTGGTCAATGCTACGAAACTGGTCACCCAAACTAGTTGGCTTCAAAACGACACCATCTACAGCAGCGGCAGCAACCATAGCATCCCAAGCATCAGCAGCACACAACTCCATTTTGCCACCACCAGAACACTTACGCAAAATATCGGGCGTAATCTCAGACGGCTTCTTGCCTTTAAGATGTGTGCAGAACTTTACTGCAACAACAGGATAAGACATTACTTCTTTGAAGATTTAGTACCAAAAGCAGCAGTGATTTCCTCAGATGACAATTCGCCATCAACAGAAGCCGCAGCCAACTTTTGAACAACACCAAACAACGCTGTCAGCCCAGCAACACCAGCAGACTTAACAACATCAACACCCAAAATGGCGCCACCAGTAATAATTGGTAGAGCGCTCGCAATAAACAACGAAATCAAACGCTGCCCAAGGTCTAAACTTTTTGCAATCATGTTATTCATTTTTATCCTTTTTTGTAAAAGTGATTATGGAATGAACCATAATCGCTGCACCTGTAAGAAAAGTTGCCTGTCTAAAAGTAGGACCAGACAAAGTAATCAAAACCATGCCAGTTCCCGCCCATGTCCACGCATTATCTACAAGATAATCCAATATGCGTTTCATTATCGTTTAGCCCTAGAGGTAGGCAACATTGTTAATGTTGCCCCAATAGCAACCAAAGTACGCCTAGTAGAGACAGGAATGTTTGACCCCGTAGGAACATAGTTTTCAAACTGTGAACCAAAAATGTCAATCACTCCCTCAAATGCTTGTCGTACCTCAATCGGGGCTGCTTGAACAGCCTCTACAATTAACGCAGCCTGTTCCTCCGTTAAATCAGCAGGGACAACCTCGGAAAACAGTTGTTCGGCATCTTCTTTGCTAATTACTTGAAGAACAGCCACATTGGAAACCAACTCTGCTGCTTGGTCGCTAGAGATGTCGTTAGCCAATATGGATTCTATAATGGCAACAACTTGTTCAGGGCTGGCATCTTTTAGGTCATCCAATATTTCTTCAAATTGTTCATCTGATATAATGTCTGATGATGAATCATCTAATATTAGTTCTGTTGTTTTTGGTGTATATTCCTCTGTCTGCTCTTGTTCTTCTGGCTGCGTTGTATCAACGACATCAAGTTCGTCAAAAGTCTCAGGAACGGTTATCTCAACAGTGGTTGGAGTTTCAGGCTCGTCAAGTTCTAAATCAGGAATACTGGGACCAGTCTCGTCAGGATAGGTTGTAGATGTTTCCTCTATTTCGTCTAAAGGTTCGGTTGTGGTTGTTGTCTGTTCTTCTAAAGGTTCGGCTGTAATTGTTTCTTCAGGTTCGGTTGTAGATGTTGTTTGAGTTGGCACATAAGGTGCTTCAGTTGTTGTCGTTGTGGTGGCAGGCACTGTCGTTGTTGTTGTCGTTTGCGTGGTTGTTGGTGCAAGAGTTGTTGAAGTCGTTGTGGTCGTTTCTTGTGGAAGGGTTGTTGTAGATGAAGTCGTGGTTGTGGTTGAAGTTGTTGTTGTTGTCTCTGGCAGTGTGCTTGTGGTTGTCGTGGTCGTGGTTGTTGTTGTGGTGGTTGGGCTACTATTAGTAGTAAACGCCGAGTCTGGGACTATTGCCCAGCCTGTGTTGTTGATATTCCAAGCAAGCATAAAACAGGTGTTTCCGCCCGCTTCATAAAACCAACCATCTAGTGCATAAGTGTCAGCAGGGAAAGCAGCCGTTGTTATTGCTGACCATGAACAACCTTTAGTATTCCAAGTGCCAAACAATGTGTCACCAATTTGAATTGTGCCACCGTCATCGGCTGCAATCATAAATTTAATTGTGTTGTTTTCAGGAACAGTTATAAAGCCCGTGTAGTGAACCATAAACCAATCGTTAGGGCATTGTTGGAATGGTTCACCGTTAAAGTTTCGGTTAATGTTGTTTTCTGTTTCGCTTCCGCAAGTCTGATATGCGGTGTCTGATTTTGTTGGCGGTATCTCAGTTATCGTGTAGCCGACAGCGTTCAAACCTTGTATCGGTTCAGCGTTAGCGGTTTGTGGGAAAACTGCAAACAAGATTGCAGGTAGCGGTATAAGCCACCTAGTTAAATAGCGACCCACATCTACGGCTCAATCGGTAAAGGCGGATATCTCAACTGTGGTGTTTTTTTAATAAACAAATCTAAGTGTTTATCAAAAGTATCCCCAATTCCAGCATAGTATCCACGATAATTGCCTTGTTCGCCACAAGCATTATATGAAGTGCGTTTAACATACAGGTTCACATTTTTTAATTGTGATTCATAAAACGCTTCCCACGCTTCAGTAGAACCACCAACAAGAGTGCCATCTAAATCAGTTTGCGTGACTGTTTCATCAACTCCCGTTATTACATCAACAACCATGTTGTTGTGTTTATCAATTATTGCATAATGAGCCATATTTAATCCAATCATCTAAGGACTGACATTTTTTAACAGTTGCTTTTGACAGAGATACATTAACAAATCGTTTTGTAAGGGTCGTTCGGATATCGTGCGTTCCAATCAAACCCATTGCCTTGTCATCTTCTAACCAACTTTTTTTTATGTTGTCAAAATCGTGTTTGAAGGGTTGCCAACCACAATGCTCATAAATACGGTTGAGCGATGCTTGCGGATTGTCAATAAGTTCATCGTAAGTAACAAACAAAAACTCTCCGTTGTTGTTTTTTCTTGCCCATTCAACACCAGCAAGTGAGCGCATAATCGGTTCACTCCCGTCATCAAGCAAGCCTGCTTCTAAATCTTGCCAACCGTTTGCTTTACGCAAAGCCACAAATGAAGCGACTATCTCAACAAGCGGTCTTATAAGCACAATAACTTTTGGTGCGTTGTCAAAATAGCGGTTTAACATTTCTATATTCATCGGCAAAGTCCACGAACGACATTTATCAACCACGATTGGCTTTGTGACATCGGCATAGTAAATGTGTGGAATTGGTTTCACTAAAGCGTCAAGAACACTTCTGTTGCTCGCTTTAATTTGTTCTGAATTACAAACTGATTGTTGTATATCCCACATAAGCGAACAAACCGCCGAATTGCCTTCAGCGTGAATGTTTGGATTCTGCGACAAAATAGCCGACAACAAAGTTGAACCTGTGCGTGGCAAACCACTAAGCGCAACAAATTGGTTAATCATTGTGCAAAAGAAATTGTGCCAGTTCCAGCCGTGAAACGCACTACAGTATAAGCCCCGTTAGCAGTTGTAGTGCTTGTTAAACCGCCACCAACTGTGATTGTGGCTTGTGATGTAAGAAAAGACAAAATCACCACACCACTTCCACCATTAGAACCTGAAGTGAACCCAGTATTACTACCGCCACCGCCACCGCCACCCGTGTTTGCAGTAGCAGCAGTTGCTTGCGATGTTGTGCCAGCCCCTTTTGCCCCATTGCCACCGCCACCTGCTCCGCCAACACCAAGAGTCCCTGTATACGCACTTCCACCACCGCCACCGCCTGTTGTTACGGAAGTGCCTGTAATTGAAGTTGCAATTCCAGCACCGCCTGCGCCCGAGACACTTCCAGCACCATTAACTCCAACAGCACCAGTTCCACCACCACCGCCGTTACCTGCACCAGCACCACCGCCTGTCCCTGACCCACCTGCAAAACCTTGATTTGCTGTGCCTGATGCACCAGCACCACTACTTGACCCACCGCCACAACCGCCAAATTGAGAATTAGAAGCACCACCACCAAAAGCAACAATGTTGCTGAAAGCAGTTGAAGGTCTGCCTGCTTGCCCATATTGTCCATAACCAGACCCACTAATACCAGAGCCACCTGCGCCGACAGTAATAGTGTAGTTGGTGCTGTATGAAGTCACGAAAGCAGTTTCTAAAGTTCCACCTCCGCCTGTTGCTGTAACTGTGCTTCGCAATCCACCTGCACCTGCGCCTGCAGCATAACGGTATCCGCCACCGCCACCGCCACCGCCTTGCACAAGATAATCACAGTTAAATGTAGGCGCACTAGTAGCACCAGCCGTACCAAAAACTGATACCGCTTGCCCTACTCGTGTGCGCTGACCGTATCTAGACATCGCTAAACCTTACGCTGTGATTCTGTTTACGAAACCAAAAATCTCAATCTTAGATGCTGTACCAGCAAACGCACGAACAACCTTCGCCGTAGCGTTACCCTGAATAACAAGACCAGCACAAACAAGAACAAGACCACTAGGTGTCGCTGCAATAGATTGCTGAATAATGTCCTTCGTTACAGATACACCACCAAACTCAACAGTCAAAGTAACTGCCGAAGAATGAATGTTCGCTGCATACAACCACAACTCGTCAATCGTTGTAGCAGTAGATGACGCTGTATGAATTGCTGTACCCGCAGTTGCGGTAGCAGCAACAGTAATACCAAGACCGTCACCTGTGGTGCCTGCTGGTTGTAACGCTAGTTTTGTGAATGTTGCTGCCATAATTTATTCTCCTAAGTTTATCCGAATACTTGCATTGCTAAAGCCAAATCCGCGTCAGACGAAGTAATTGTAACCGCAGGCGCAGCCCAAGCAGCATCAGTACCGTTAGAAGTTAGCACATACGTTGAAGCACCAATAGCGATACGACCAACCGTAGGACCAGCACCCATCGTCAACAAATCGCC